AAAGCTACATACAGAATACATACCCTGCAACCCCTCCTAATTATAAGGCAGAGGATGTTCAATACATTACAATTAAAGAAAGTGTAGAGACACTCCATGCAGAAACCCCTGGAGACATCGAATGCTTCTCCCATCGTAATGGTGTTGAGATACGCATAGCTGCTGACGGTACCGTCTATCCCTGTGTGCATTTCGGACATCTGAGTAAGCACCCAAGACCCAATCAATTGTTTCCCAAGGCGCAAATGATTGACATATTCAAGGATAAACGATTGTCACTGCACGATAGATCACTTAAAGAAATACTCGCAGACGATCCTTATAAATGGGTTCACGATAGCTGGGAGTCTAAATCTTGTGTTGTTTGCTGGGAGAACTGCGGTGTCTCAAAAGAGAAGAAATCAGTAATGGAACAGATATATCAAAACGAAGGGAAAATTCATGGCACAGTCTAAAATTCTTATTGTAGGTGGCGGCTCTAAGTTTGGCATGCTGTTGGCGTTAGAAGCAAAACAGTACGGAGATGAGGTCCACATTGTCACGGGAACTGAAGATGCTGTGGCTGACCGAGTTATACATGTTGACTGGAACCATGTGTCAACGGGTGATGTCATGCCAAAGATTGACAAGGATTATGATGTAGTGGTGTTCAATCAAAATGGTGGTGGTTCGCCTAATGACATCGTACAGGAAAACGTACAACTAGAACATTGGAACCGCGCATTTTTCAATAATGTACAACTGCCCTACTATATCGCACAGCACATAGAAGTTAAGGAAAACGCTAAGATTGTTTGGATGCTGTCTCCAGTGTTTCACCCAAGACTAAGAAGTGATGAGTTCATGTTTGGAGGCTATGCAGCGGATAAGGCATACAGCTATCACATGATGAAATCCTTCGCTACACAGAAGAGCAAGAATTATTATGGTCTGGCACCAAAACATTTCGGCAATGGCATTACAATGTACGAGACTATAATGAATCTTACACCAGATAGGTCAGGTAAGATGCTGAATGAGCATGGCGAACTGTGGAGCTAAGTTTTCGTGGTGTAGAGTGGGAAACAATCAACGATTCATTCTCTGAGAGATACATGGTGCTGTTAGAAAAGCAACTGTGGGAGTCGGAAGAATACTTTGAGGATGATGTTAGGCTTGAGTCTATCGAGGCAGAGATTCGCAAGACCTGTAACGAGTTAGGCATTACATATGCTACTATCAATCAGGTGCATGAAGAAACTGTCGATAACAGAGCTAACAATCCACTACACTCTAAACTAAATGATTTGATTCACCACTACGAGCGATCCGAGCAATCGTATCCTCCCAGATGGGGATACAGAAACGGCAACTCCGCTATAGAATTGCAGGACAGTGATTACGATTTATTTACAGTAGATAGAAAATATGGGTACCTGTATGTCATGTATCCTCATGTCGCAAGGCATTTCGCGGAAGCAGTAATGTCTGATGATCCTCATGGTACGATTGAGGCACAGACACTGGCGCGACCAAACTTTTTCTGTTGGTTAGGCTCAGATATGATAGTTGAAGACAAGTTCCTGAGTCACGCCAAGAAATTCATTGATAAGTACGACTTATCGTATGATCTGACAGATAAAAGGTTAGCAGTAGGATATATACCCTTTGCGAGGCTAAAAAAGGATGTCCCAGATCTTACGACAAAATTGCAATGGAACAATTAACTGATCCCGAATGGTCAACTACTGTATTGACATGGTGTTGCCTTTTAGTTATAATGATACACTCAATTAAACGGAGATAGAACATGGGTATCACAGAAACACGCGATGAACTAATCGCTCTACTACAGGCTGGCGAAGTTACGATCAACTTCCAAAAAATGGATGAGACTGAGCGAGAATTTGTTGCTACATTAAAAGAAGGTGTTATGCCTGCTTTGACTTCGGCGCAAGATTCTAACGCTGAGAAGAAGAAGAGTAGCGATCAGATTGTGGTATGGGTTCCAGCATCACTTGGTTGGAGAACGGTCAAATTAGACCGAATCAACTCAATAAGTGCTTGACATTAGACTCCTGTTACTATATAATACATAGTATCAATCACAGGAGTCCATCACATGGCACGACAAAGACAAGAACCAGAGCAGAAAAAGGTACGCAAGAAACGCAAACCGATGACTGCTGAACAAAAGGCAGCTGCCGTTGAACGTCTAGCTAAGGCTAGAGCAGCGCGGCAAGCTGCTAATCCCCCTCAGTACAAAAACATTCACCCTAAGGTCCTTGCATTGGATGAAGACGATGCTCTCTCATTCAACAAGGTCCGTGAGTGGATCAAATTCAACAAAGAATTGTTATCATCTCACAGAAGCGAGATACGGACAGGAATGAAAGGTGCTGAATCTAGGGCTGCATCTGTCTCTGCCTACATCAATGCTATGAACGCATATTTGCAGTGCGGCGATTGGATCGATGGCTATTACGGCAGAGACCGTGAGCATAAAATTACATGGCGAAATCTTGCTATGGCATATTATCCTAATGGTGAACCTAAACGCACTCCAGGTGTCTACTATACAGATATAGGATATGTCTGGGGTGAGCAGCCTGAAGGTCTTGAGGAGTTAATGGCATGATAATAGTTGATTACAATGCGACCGCAATCTCTACTTTTATGGGTGAGGTTCGCGGAAGAACTGATGTTGAGGTAAATGTACCTCTGTTACGACACATGATATTGAATGCCATACGTGGATACAAGACTAGATTCCGCGGTGAGTTTGGTGATAATGTGGTGATCGCGTGTGACAATAGACACTATTGGCGCAGAAAAGTGTATCCATATTACAAAGCAAGCCGCAGAAAAGTGCGTGATTCGTCAGGATTCGACTGGCCTAGCATATTCGATGCACTAAATGCTATCCGTAATGAGATAGATGAGTTCCTACCTTACCCTGTGATCGATGTAGATGGCGCTGAGGCAGACGATGTTATAGGTACTCTAGCTGAGTACAGTCAGACCGCTAAACAAGGTGTGCTGTTCGAGGACGCTGAGCCGTACTTAATCATCTCAGGTGACCACGACTTCAATCAATTGCAGAAGTGGCAGAACGTACAGCAATTTTCTCCTGTCAAGAAAAAGATGATAAAGATTGAAGAGTCGGCACATGCTATATTGATGGAACATATCATTCAGGGTGACAAGGGTGACGGCGTTCCTAATATATTGAGCGACGATGATGTCTTTGTCACTGATAAGCGGCAGAAGTCAATTCGTAAGGTTCTACTCGCTGAGTGGAAGAACATGGCTCCTGCAGATTTTGTCACTGGTGATATGGCTGCTGGATATATACGCAACAAGCAACTTGTAGATCTAAGCATGACTCCAGCGGATATAAAGGAAGAGATTATATCGTCATATCAACGGCAACTAAATAAAGATAAGAGTCAACTCTTAAATTACTTTATTAAGTACAAATTGAAAGGCATGATAGATGTCGCGGAGGATTTTTAATGGCTATTATTGAACGGAGAGAGCATCATCAACTTATCGCTTTCTTTACATATGAGATTGCAGATGAGGATATCATCGAAAAATGGGGTAGTGTGAGTGCGCTAGAGGATCTACTGTACGAGCATCACGATGATGCTGTCGAGTGGATGGATGATTTTGGATTTGATCGCTATGATGATCTGTGGACAGATCGAAAGGGTGGTTATGAAATTGATTGGGAGATAAAACCAGATGAAGTTTAGACAAGTAGATGAAGGCTTTGAGTGGGTATTCAAAGCTGAAGGGGTAGATAACCAAGTAGCAAGGCTCAGGCAATGGACAGAAAACAACCAGACACTAGTAAAAATAGTGCGATGGGGCGTTGGAGCTGAGAAGGTTGACTGGAACTTACCTAGTGGTATGCCAGATACAATCAAACTGGATGAAGATATCCCTGCAGGAATGAGTGATACAACTATCCAGATGGAGTGGAGACGCATCAATGCATTCTCTAATCCTAATGGCAATATGCAAAAGCTGGTTGATTGGAAGCGCGAGGCTAACTGGATGCAGGTCTTAGAAGGCTTACATCATATTGAAGCTAAGTGGTTGACGGCTGCTAAAGACGGGACGCTGCTAGAGCTATGTCCTCAGTTGGAGACTCTGTTGCCCGCATTGGGTATAGAGGAGTATAATGTCCCTGTAAAAAAGAAACAGCGAAAGAAAAGGTCTACAAAGAAATCAGCCGCCTAGGTCGGGCGATATGGGTCATAGTAACGACCCCATTGCCAATCCGCTGGTAGATCAAATCCATCGAATTCAACCAGATGCATTTTACCAGTGGGTTCGACGCACCACTTTCGCTTAGGTCTACTGTAGGCTGATTCACGGATTTTGCGTATAGTATCAGCCCTATGCTTTCTACCGTACATAGGGTTGAACTCACCTCGACGGGTGCCTTTCATAGTATTGGAGACTTTATCTCTGAACTCCTGATTGCGCCCGTTTTTAACCGCTGGGTGGTTCTCACCTAGCTTGGCTTCTCTAATACGCTGTCTTCCTTCTGGAGTGTGCCAAGCTGTCCTGTCTCTACAGCGGTCTACAATAGGGAGGTTTTGCTTGTTAGCAATGATCACATAGTCGCGTACACCTTCTACAGTGGACTGCTTGATGATCATCTCGCGTGGCTTGGGGACCTCTTGTAGGGTGTTCTCATCGACAA